TTACTACTCACGCTGAAGCTGCCTGGACGGGAATGTTCCCTCGTCCTATGGAGACTTCAAATAGAAGAAACTATTTTGGTATTAATACTGGAATTACTGGTGGAACAGGACTGACAGATGACCCAGAAGCAGCACCAGTTTTTGCTGTTAGTAATATTACTATTACAGCTCAAACTGCTCAAATAACCTTGCCAGCATCAACAAATTTAGGAACAAATAAAACAAATATTGTTCCATTTATGTATGTTCAATCTGGGACTACTAGTGGAACATTTATTCAACCTGGAACTCAAATTTTAGGATTGTTCAAAGATGATAATGGAAATTATATTTTAGATCTTAGCAACGCAATTGGTGGCGCTGGATCTGTACAAACAAGTCTAACTTTTAGACATGGAACTTTTCCAACTTCATTAAATTCTACTGCTGCAGCACAAGATCCAGCATCATCAACATTTGCGTCACATAATCATGCTAGTTTTGATGTTACTATGTTAAATGGTAATCTTACAGGTCCAACAACACATCCAGTTACTAATGTTCAACGTGGTGATGTCACACCAGAGACTATTACTGGTGCCCTAAATATATTAGCAAATATTGCTAATCCATCACTAAATGTTGTTTACATCATTAGGGCATACTGATGGCAGTACATTACTCAAAAGAAAGAAGTAAATATGGTACTCTTACTGGTAGTATCATCGTTTGGCCTGTAGAAATTCCTTCTGCAAATAATCCACAAAATCCAGATTCTAAAAATATTTTGCCTGCAGGATATTTAAGGTGTGATGGGTCAAAATATAATGTAGCACAGTATCCAGATCTTGCAACAATTATTGGTACTGGTAGTAATTGTAAATTTGTAAGAAAAGATCAAAATGGAGTTCCTCTTACAGTATTGACTAACGATGAATTTGTTGTTCCAGATCTAGGATCTAAGTATCCTAGACCAACTCCTGGTGCTGACGCTGGGGTATATAATAATATTTTAACAGAGACACAGGCTGGAAATTTTATTAAAAGATCTGGTATGGGTGTAGAAGCAACATCTAACGTTGGTGAAGTTGCGACTGTCACATATTCTGGAAAATTTATTATACCACCACAGACTTTTGCTCTCAAGGGTAAAGCAGCCTATACATGGGGTAATTCTGGATATACTGATTCTGAAGCGGTTGATACTTTAGCACTTCACCCTCATATGCATTTTTCTACTACAAATAGAGTTAGAATAAAACCAAAAAACCCACCAACAAGTGGTCAAGATATAGCCCAGGGGGTACAAAGTTTTCAAAATGCAAGTACTGTTAATATTGATGATTGGTTAAATGCTACAAAATATAGTGAGGGTGGACTGAGTAATGGAGCTCCAGGAAGCAATCAACCCGCATGTTGGGCAATTGCATCTGGAGAAAAAGCTAATACACCAGATAATCAAATTATTGTTCCGTTACCACCACCGCTTTTCTTGGGTAGTCAACTTACAGCTTATAGTAATTTTTGTCGAACTGGATGCTCACTATCAAACTTAAGATGTTATTGTTTAATCAAAAATCAATATTCATATAATTTAGGTGAAGATTGGTTTGGATTTCCTGGAACAAGAGTATATGTATATGTTGATTCTTTAATTGGATGTGTTCCTGATCTTTTTAATGGAGGTGCAGATGGTGAAACTTGGGGGACCACTGGAACTACTCCTGCAACTTATCTTACAGGAGCTTTTGGTGTTCCTAGTGACTGGAAAGGTACATCACTTTCTGATGTATTACCACTCAATTCAAATTTAACTAGTACATCATCATTTCCACAAGCACATAATATTCAAAGTGAAGTAGAAGAACTTCAATATACTGATGGTGTTGATGATCCTACTGTACATAACCATAAAATTCTTATAACTAAATCTGGTCACAATTTTAAAATTGTCACAGATACATTTTTATTGGAACCAGATGCATTAAATACTACGATAAGTCTTTTTCCAGAAACAGAAGCATCTATTGATGCGGTGTCATCACCATTTATTGTACTAGAATATTTAATAAAGATATAAAATGCCAGCTTTTAATCCTGTATATCGCAATAACAGACAAAATTATTACTCAGAGAAAGGTCCAGACTCTGCCTCTGTAGGAACGATCATTAATGTCTTAAAAACTAAATCTGGTAAAAAATCTTTTGATTCTGAATTTGTGCCAACTGGAAATGCTGTTAATGGAACAACTTCTTACGTAAATATTACTGGTGATGCTCAACCAGAATTGAATCCAGATTTTCAATATAGAGGATATCTTTATTGTGATGGATCTGAATATAATATTTCTGATTATCCTTTATTATATGCAGCAATTGGGAATAGTTATGGTGGATCTTCTAGTAACGGAATTACTGTCTTATCAGGTGGTAGTGGATATTCTTCTACGAATACAGTAACTTTTTCTGCAGCACCAACTGGAGGGATTACAGCAACTGGAACAATAGTTGTTGATAGTGGTAAAGTTACTTCAATTACTATCATTAAAACTGGAGTAGGTTATACAACACCACCAACAATATCTATTTCTGGTTCTGGCACGGGAGCAACATTTAAAATTAGAATGAACAATCAGGGTTCAATTGCTCCAATTTTACAAGAAAATGTATTAGAGCATTGGCCTGATACTGATATGGGAACATTTAAAGTTCCTGATTTGCTTGCTAAAAAAATTGTTGGATATGGACCAGTTTATGGTAGTGGATCACCAGTTATTGCAAATATCGATTTAGCAATTGGTATTGAAAGTATTGGTGGTAAGTGGTATTTTGATGAACAGTCACAAAAAGGACAATTTAATTTGGGAGCTGTTACCACAACTGGATATACGGATGTTACTGATACTCTTAGTGGTAATATTATAGGATCAGAAACAATTACATTTACACTAGCAGAAAAGAAGTTAGCTGGAGCACCTCAACATTCTCATTTACTGTTTCACTCAGAATGTCCACAAACATCAGGACTAAAATCGGGCGGAATATATGATACATATTTGACTGGATATAAGACTGGAAAGGGTAAAGTAGAAGGATTTACTCCCTCTGGTGGAGTTTCACTTACACATAGTCATGCTCTATTAAAAAAAGCAAATACTAATGCAGCATTTGCAACATACGACTTATTTAATTACACAGGAGGAGATCCAGAACTAGGAACTATCAAACCAAATGGTACTACTGTTTTTGCATCTGGTAACTCTGGAACATTTGAGTTGATTACATTTACACCAAATCCAACTTTTAGATTTTTTAGTTCTACTTCTTTAATTGGTGGTAGAACTATCCTAACTGCTGGGACACCAATTTATGATTATCAAACAACAAATTATAATAGTCCTGGAACTTATAACTATAGTTTTAATACTGCTGTTAATGAAGTCACCATTACTGTTCAAGGTGGTGGTGCATCTGGAGCAGTTTATGATCAAGCAGGTAATAATGGTGGAACATCCTCCGTAAATATAGGTAATGGACTATGTGTTATTACAGCTGGAGGCGGTAATAAAGGTAATGCTGCTGGGGCAACAACTGGCGGTAGTGGTGGTACTGCTGGGACAAACAGCGTTACTGGTTCTGCTTCTAGTATTTTTAATATAACAACAAATCAGGGTGGGTCATTAGCAGGATTTTCTGGTGGAAATGGCGCCGCAGGGCAATTTTGGAAAAATTTATATCCAACAGAAAATCCATCTGGAACCTGGGGTGGTGCTGCAAGTGCAAGTGGAAGTGCTGGAAAATATTTAAGTGTCAGTAATGTGGTTCCACTATCACCTGTAACATTTAATTATCCAAGTACTGGTGCGTTTGCAGTCGTACCAACTAGCACAAACTATACTATAACTGGTGTAACATTTGAACTTTTTGGATCAGTTGGTATCGATCCAAGTGCATATCAGTATGGATGTACAACTGGTCAAGGAAAACCTGGAAAATACATGAAACTTAGTCTTAAAAATCTTTCTAATGCTCAAGGGGCTTCATTTTCTTGTTTTCCAGGACAAGGTGGACAACCAAGACCAACATCAGCAGCAGCAACATATGGAACAGCAGGTGGTGGAATTGGAGGTGCTGGTTATGCTAGCAACGGTGGTGGAGGTGGAGCTGCAACTATTATTATTGGTTCTGCTGGAGGTGTTACTGCTTCAATTCTTGCTGGCGTAGGCGGCGGTGGGGGTGGAGGTGGAACGGGTGAGGGACAGTGTGGTGATAATGCCACTGGTAATCCAATCACAGATAGTCCTCAAGCTGTAACACAACCTTTATTTTCTGGAGTAGGTGGTACTGGTGGTAATTATGGATGCACAGGCGGCGGCGGTGGCGGAGGCGGCGGCGGTGTCGGATTAGCAAATCAAGCTGGACAACCTCAAGGACCTGAGGGTGGTGGTAGTGCAGGTGGAGCAGGCGGCGGTGGTGGCGGCACAGGCGGACATGGTGGAGGTTATGGTGGTGCTAGAGGATTAACTAGTTATCGCTCAGATGTGTTTGACTTGATTGCATCTGGTGACAGTTCAACTACTAATGGTAGAATTGTAGGTCAAATTACAGAAGATAGAAGTTATTGGACTTCTGGAGGCGGCGGAGGAGGATCAGGCGGTAAGATATTTGGAAATATATTAGGAACTGCTCTAAATGCAAACGGGATTTCTTCAGCAGTAGTTACTGTTGGTGGTGGAGGTTCTGGTGTTTCCAGACAAATTAGTGGGTCGAATAGTGTAAGTAGTAATAATGGCGGAAGTGGATTTGTTACAATTCAGTCTGCTATCATTACAGGATATCAAGGTGGAACAAGCACTATTTCTATTGGTGATATTATAGAAAGTGCAAGTGCTGGTCCAGAAATTTACTCATCTGGAGCTGGTACAGGAAATGCAAGTGGATTCAAATTACCAACAACACAAGTTCCTACTGTTGTTATTAGTCCTCAACAAGGCACACCTGGATCTGGTGCAACTGCTACCGCCATAATTAGTAATGGTGCCGTTACTGGATTTACTATAACTGCTAGTGGTAGTGGTTATACATCACCACCAAAAGTTAGACTATTGGGAGGTTGTGGTGCTGGAACAACAGCAACTACAACTATTGGTGCTAATGGTGGCGTGACTGGTATTACATTAGGTAGTGGGACTGGTACAGCATATACAAAGTATGTTAAAATAGGTGGTACTGAGTTAGAAAGATTTATTGTTTTACTGCCTCAGGACTGTACTTTGGTTGAAACAATTGGAGTTAAGTGTGCAAGAGGAAATAATATTAATGGCGGAGAAAAACCTGATGATAGTGCAGATGAACTGAGAGTATATTATAATACTGATGGTTCTAGTAATTTTCCTGATAATCAATTTCTTGGAGTCTTAGTTCCAAGACCAACTGATGCAGAAATCGCATCTAACTATGACGGTACAAGTGGAGATACTAAATGGTACACTTATACTCTTACATTACCTGGAGGAGCACAAACCAATAATGTTAAATTTAAGATTCTCCAGAAAAGAACTACAGCTTCTGGTGCAAACGATAATGGTGGAAATGTTGATCATTTTGGAATTTGTGAATTTTTCTATGATTATAAGTTAGTATCAGAAGTACAATTTGTACCAACACCAGGAGAAATAGCTTTAAGTTCTAAGACAGTTAGCTACACAATTGAAGGAGCAGCAAATTCTGCTTATCCAGCAGGTATGGCAGTTAATGATCTTTCATTTAGAATGACTGCTGGTGTTCCATTAGTTCCAACACCATTTTTAGATCCAGTAAAAGACGTTCCATTAGTGGAACCTTACATGCTAACAAAATACCTTATCAAAGCATTTTAATATGACCGAACCATTTATATCATTAGATCTTGTGAAAGCAGAATATCAAGATTTTATTGGAGTTTATCCAAATTTTTTAAATGCAGATATTTGTGAAAGACTTATTACTGAATTTAAAGAAAAATTACAAATATCTGCTTCCACTAGTAAAGTATGGAAAAGTGATAAACAGTTTGACAAAGGAAAACTGGGAAGATCTGATACTTGTTTGTTGATAGAAAGTTTTAATAAAGAATTAGCACAACATGTTGGTGAGTACTTACAAGTTTGTGTGATGCATTATGTTGATAAGTATGATGCATTAAACAGAGAATTGTTATTTTCTCCTCACTATAAATTGCAAAGGACTCAACCAGGAGGAGGATATCATGTTTGGCATTACGAATCTGGTAATGTTGATACATCAAATAGAATTCTTGTATGGACAATATACTTAAATGACATGCCAGAAGGTGAAGGTGAGACAGAATACATTTATCAGTTGAGAAGAATTAAACCTACACAGGGAACAATTGTCATTTGGCCAGCACATTTCACTCATACTCATCGTGGATTGACTGTCCTAACACAAGATAAATATATACTAACGGGATGGTTTATGAGAGCACCAAAACTATGAGTATCGTATCGGAATCAAATGTTCCAAATTTAATTTTGCAACTAAATGCCATTCAAAGGCAGGTAAACTACCGTGGAGTAACACGAGATCTTACTGACACATATTGGAATGATCATATTGGTCCCCTTCTTTATCCAACATGGGATAGTGATAAAGATAGGCTAATCGAATTCTCGTATTATGATACTGGTGCTTTCCATGTTCAAAGAAGAAAGTTTATGAAAAACTTTTCTACTAATGAATATTTTTGGAAAGATTATGAAATGGAAATCATTTCTTCAGATTTAGAAGAGGCAAAAGAAATTTTTGAATCTTTAAAAGAGGCATTTTATTTAATTGATAGCATAGAAAAAGAGGATTATCAAAAAGAACTTACTAATGCATATCTTGAGAGCAAGCAAGCTACATGGTATGGAATTAGATTAGCAAGAAATTTCTTGTTGGATGATACTGATTGGGTATTTGGTTTCGATAGTCCTATTTCTGATGAAGAAAAAGAATTGTGGAAAAAATATAGAAAAGCATTAAGAGATATTCCACAAAATTCTTCATATATTGAAGCAACTGACGTTATGTTCCCAATTTCTCCAGAAGATTGGAAAAAATATTATAAATCACAAAAAGAAGAAGGATATCTAGAAACTGATGGTCAATATTTAAAACTCTCTGCATATGTTTTGTCTAATTTTAAGGAAAGAATTATTCAAACTTTGATTGTAAAACAACAAATGATGAATCCTTTGAATTATAAAAACTATCGTGATCAAATGTTAAAACTTCCAGTATTCCAAGCTCCAGAGCAAAATACAGAATTTGTCAACAAACTTATTACAGAAGGCAAAGATTTAGATAGTAAGGATGTTCTTGATTTCATACTTACAAAACTTGATTCTGAAGAAAATGGAGCAGAAGAATGATTGAAGTATTCGAATCAAAAAATATTTTTGATATGATGTATAATTACTGTGAAATAAATAATTGCTCATTAGTTTACTTTTATAATAAGGCACTAGATGAATGTAAAGATCAAGATTTAATTAATAGTGTATATTCATATTACGAAGAATTTCTACCCGAAGATTTGCTTTTAATTATTAAAACAAAACATGACAATATTATTGAGTTCAAAAGTGATGATGTTGCAAAAGTAAATGCAGCATCATGGTTTCCAAACAGAGAATATGTAGAAAGTGATGAATATTACTTTAAATGTTATGTCATAGATCAAACAGGATATATTGTATTTGAAAATTAATTATGGATATCACAATTTATACTTTACCAGACTGTTCTGCTTGTGCTCATATAAAAGAGTTGATGCAAAGAGCAGATCAAACCTATTCTCAAATAGAAATAGGATCTGATATTACATTAGAAGAATTCCAGAAAAAAAATCCTGGTGTAGCTATGCTACCCTATGTTATAATTGATGATGAGAAAATTGGTGGACTGATAGAAGTAGCACGAAAATTTCTCAAAGAGGGATTAGTTAAACCACCACAAAAATAATTATGACAGTAAAAGTTGCAAAAATGGTTACAGGTGAACAGGTAATCGCTGATATTGTTGACATGAAAGATGAGAAAGGAAAAAATATAGGATTTAAATTTACATATCCATATAGTCTCGTAATGCGTCAAACATCTGAGAAAGGAGAACCATTAAAGTTTGATATTAATTATATCGCATGGATGTCAGCATCTTCAAGTTCCGAATTTGCTGTACCATACTCTGGAGTTGTTACTATTGGAGAAGCAGCAAAAGAAGTTACAGAAGAATATCTAAA